TTAATCCGCGGGTCGTGGGTTCGAGCCCCACGGGGCCCACCCGCCGTCCGGCCCGGAAGGGCCGGGCATCCCGGGCGCGATGAAGAACCGCGCGATCGGGACGCCGAGCAGCCCGGACAGGGCCTCGAGGTCGTCGACGTCGAACGCGACCTTGCCCGACAAACGCCGGGACCAGTACGGCTGCGACTGCCCGAGCAGGGCAGCGAGCTTGTTGCCGCTGATGCGGGCTCGGGCCAGCTCGGCCCGAACCTCACCCGCGACGCGCCCACGTGCAGAACTGCGATCCGGCATCTCGATGAGTGAACTCATGCGCCGAGCGTATAACGGCAACGCCTATGTGTCTATACACACGCAAACGTGCGCCGATCCGGACCCCCAGAGGGCGCCCTAGTCGCCCACCGACTTACCAATGCTTGCAGCGACGCGGTTCGTCGTGTAGAACTCATCCCCATGCAGACGAACCTAGTCACTCAGCGACTCACTCAGGCGTCGCTGGCGGCCACCCTCCGCGCGGAGTGCGCGCGTCGCAGCGTCGGGCAGTCCGCCCTGGCCCTGCACCTCGGCCTCTCGCAGCCCGCCGTGAGTCGTCGGCTGCGCGGGGACGTCCCCCTCACCGTCCCCGAGCTGGCGGCAGTCGCCGAGTTGCTCGGCATGTCGCCTGAGGACCTTCTCGCGGCGGCCCGCACCTCCCCTGTGGCCCCCCTCCCCGAGCCGAGCCAACCATGAGCGCCCTCGCACTCGCCCTCGCGCTCCTGGCGGTCGTCGCCGTGTTCATCCTGTCCGCGCTCGTCGCGCAGCTCCGGGCCCAGGTCGCCCTCCTCGAGGACGACGCGCACACCCACGAGGACATCGGCGGCCCGGACAGCGCAGGTGAGGAAACCTCCTCACCTGCCCAGACGGACCAGGCCGCACGGGTATCCGGCGACTTCGCCGCGGGCGCCGCGCTCGCGGCCTGCATCGAGCACCTCGGCGTCGACGTCGACTCGATCACGGGTGTGCGTGTCACGCCCACGCCAGTCGCCGGGTGGGCCGATGTGACCGTCGACCACGATGTCGATCACGGCGACCAGTGCACCCCCGCGACCCTGCGCCGCTGGCTGCCCGTCGGCACCGCAGCACGCGGCGCGGCCGCCGAGGCCGAGCTGCGTCGCTCGTACCGGGCCGCGGCCGTGGATCACGACCAGTACGGCAGCTACCGCCGCCGCGACCTGCCCGCGCCGGCCGACCCGAGCCGGCCCTACGCCCGCAGTGTCCGCGACGCGCTGACCGAACTCAACGCCCGCCTGGACCACACAGCGGTAAATGGCCCGGATCGCGCGCTCCGTGCTGCGGTTCTCAAGCGCGATGGCGACACGTGCCCGGTGCGGGCAGGTGAGGAAACCTCCTCACCTGTCGCACCAGCACGGCCCCGTGGCCGCGGGGCGACCCACCTCGGTCTCGTCGATGAGAACGCCTGGTGGGCCTCCTGTGACCCCACAGACCACGGACCGCGGCTCCTCACGCTACGCATCGGCGCGGACGTTGTACCCCTGGACGACGAGCCCGGCCGCGTCACGGACGGTGGTCGGGACCGAGCCCTCGAAGACGACGCCGAGCGAGATGCCCGCTCCCACGGTCAGGACGAGTGGCGGTGTGGCCCCGTCCCCCTCGAGCAGCACGGCCTCGGTACGGCCGCCGTGTCCGGCGCGCATCGCGTGGGCGACGATCTGCCCGGCGCTGTAGTCGTCGACGGTGATCTCTCGCCCGTCGTACATGAGGGTGGCCATGAAACGTCTCCTTCGGTCGGACGTCCAGCGTCTTCTCACGCTGACGTCGTCGGGGTCCGGGCGCTGGTTACGCCTGGTGCCAGTGACCCGACCGTAGGGGGGCCCACCGACAGCCCGCCCGTCCCCCTTCCGGGTGTCGTGTCGGTGGATGGCCCGGTCGGGGGTGGCGCGCCCCCTGCGTCGCCCTCGACCGTGGCTCTGGGCGAGGGTCGTGAGCGGATCTCCGGGGCCACCCGCGAGGAGCTCATGACGGGTGTGCTGATCGCGCTGGACCTGCTCGATGACACGGTCACGGTCCACCAGCAGCGCGCGATTCGTCGGGCCCTGCTCGACCCGATCGTGCACCCCGAGCGGTACGCGCTGTGAGCCGCCCCACGCCCGCCGAGGTGCGATTCGACCCTCGCTTCCCGCCGCCGTTCTTCGACACGTACCGCACGCCCCTGGGGTCACCCGCGCGCCGCCGCACGGACGCCCGGAACGACGCGGCAGCCGCCGTCGACGCGCTCGCCAAGGCCTTCGCGGCGCTGCGCTCCGACAGCCGTGAACACGAGCTCGACCTGCACCTGGAGATCGTGCGCCGCCGCATGACCCGGGTCCGGGCCGCTCTGGACGACTTCGACGCCGCGCTCGCGGCCCCGGGTGGCCCGCCGCCGCCAACGCCGGCGCACCACCCCATCTGACCGGGGTCGGCCCGTCTCCCCCTCGGGCCGACCCCCACCGCCTGACCCCTTGCTCGTCTCCGTCCTCGATGACCGGAAGGCACGCCATGTACAAGCGCCCGCACGCCCCGCGCGACACCCCGATGGTGACCAACCTCCTTGCCCGGGTCGCGGCCTCGCGCCTCGCCTCGGGGCACACCCCCGACCAGGTCTGCGCCTGGGTCTCCTCGCCGACCGTCGCCCGCCAGTACGGCGCGGGCGCCCAGCGGGCCGTCCGCACGGTCCTGGTGGGGTCCCGGTGCCCGGCGTCGGCTCGCGCCCGCTGGCCCCCCCCACGCGGGCGCAGCTCGCGGGGTGGCGCGCCCACCTCGCGCAGGCCGCCGCCGACGCGGAGTTCGAGGCGCACGTCGCCGATGCGGTCGGCCTGCTGGTCGACGAGCACCACGCCCGGCCGGCGGGCGCCTTCGACGAGGGCGCGGTCGCCGCGGCCTTCGCGCTCCTCGACGCCGCGGACCGGGACGCCGCCCGCCGTGCCCGCCGGGCCCGCATCGGCCAGGCGGTGTTCTCGGCCGCGAACGTGCTCGTGATGGTCGTCGCCTCGGTGCTCGTGGCCGTCGTGCTGCTCTCCTGGTGGGCGCCCCCCCGCGGCGGCCGCCGAGACGACCGCAACGGACACCGGCCCCAGCGCCGTCGCCCACGCCATCCTGATCGGCACCGCCGTGCTAGGGATCCTCGGCGTCGCCGCGGTGGCCGTGCTCGACGCGATCGAGCGGAGGCGGCGATGACCCGCGAGCCGCTCGACGTGCCCGCGCTGATCGCCGACGCACGCAGGGTGCAGGACATCACCGCGCCGATCCGGGCGCTGACGACGATCCCCGCCCGCGCCGCGCACGCTGTCACGCACATCAAGGCGCACGCCGCCCCGCACACGTGGCGCCCGACGGCCGAGGCGCTGCTGATCGTCGCGGCCGTCGAGGCGGGCACGGGCCTGGCCACCGGCTCGCTGGTCTCGTCGGTGACGCAGGCGATCGGGCTGCCGCCCCTCGACGACGTGCGGGCCGCCGAGCGGGACACGACGTGACCCGCCGCAAGGGCGCTCGCGCCACGTCGTGGGGCAGCACGCCGGTGTGCGTGTGCGGGGCCGGGCTGATCTGGCCGCTGTACATCCCAGCGCCCGAGCGCCTCGACCCGACCGAGCGGCGCAAGCGCCTGCCGCTCGACGCCACCCCAACGGACGACCCCGCCGCCCGGTACGCGGTGTTCGGGGCCGGGCGCACGTGCCGGCGACTGGACGCCGACGAGCCCCTCGACCTCAACGAACGCCGCCACGAGACCCACTTCGCGACCTGCCCGCTGCAGGTCAACGCAGACCAACTGGCCTCGATGCCCCAGCAGAACGGACGCCCCCGATGACCACCCCCGCTACCCCGCGATCGCCCCGGGTAGGATGGCCGCAGGCGTCAGAGGTGTATAAGAGCCAGCTCGTCGTCGTCCCCCACCCCGATCTGCCCGGCGAGTACCGCGTCGTCATCGGCCCCCGGCGCCGCGCCGCCTGCGAGCTCGCGGGCCTGCCCGCCGCGACGTGCCGCATCCGCGAGGACCTTCCCCCGGCCGAGCAGCGCCAGATGATGGTCCGCGAGAACGTCCACCGCGCCGACCTCACCGCTGTGGAGGAGGCCGACGCGTACCAGGCCATGCTCGACATCGACGGCCTGACCGTCGACCAGGTCGCCACCGCCGTCTCCCGCTCCGAGACCACCGTCCGCTCGCGCTTGCGCCTCGCCCGCCTGCCCGAGCAGGCCCGCACCGCGATCCACGAGCACACCGCGACCCTCGAGGACGCCGCCGCGCTCGCGGACATCACCGACGACGTCGAGCGTGAGCGGCTCGCGGCCGCTTTGGGCGGTCTGAACTTCCCGTTGGCGCTGCGCAAGGCGCGTGACCGACAGGAGGAGCGGGCGCTGGCGGCACCGCTGCTAGCCGCGCTGGACGCGGTCGGCGCGGTCGAGCACAAGCGCGACGCGTACGGCGCCCCGGCGGGTTCCGTCATGGTCGAGTCCTTCAGCCCGCGGTACACGGCCACGGAGACCGCCGAGGCGCTCGCCGCGCAGGTCGCCCCGGGCTGGTCGTTCCGCTGGTCGTACGGGTCGCTGTACGTGTACCGCCCCCACACCCTCGAGGAGGCGCAGGAGGCCGCCGACCGGGAGGCCGCACGGACCGCGGCCGACGAGGCCCGCGACGCGGCGCTTGCGGCCGACGCTGCGGCTAGGGCGGTGCTGACTGAGCTCGCGGAGACGACCGCCGCGTTGCGCGCGGAGTTCCTGGGTCGCCTGATCCACGACCGCAAGGCCCTGCCGGCCAGCGCCCCGGCGCGCATCGCGGCGCTCGCGGCCGACGCGGTCATCTACACGCCGTCCAGTGCCCCCACGGACCTCGACATCGGCCTGGGCGAGTCGGACCTTGTCGCCTGGGCGCGGGTGGCGGTGCCTGAGGGATGGGAGGCGATGCAGTCCTGGCAGCGGCCCAGCCTTCTGCCCGAGCTCGTCGAGGCGACGCGGCCGCTGCCCGGGCCCCAGCGCCTGCTGCTCGCGCTCGCGGCATCGATCGAGCCGGTCCCGCCCCGGTGGTGGCGGGCCGGGCCCGACTCATCGGGATTGATGGCTTGGTACGGGCTGCTCGAGGACCTCGGGTACCCGGTCTCCGACGCCGAGCGTGCCCTGCTCACCCCGCCGCCGGCCGACGGCGAGGCCGAGTGATGGGGTGCGTCGGAGCCCCCCACGGGTCCGGGTCCAACCACGCGAACGCTGGCGCCCCTGACCTGCCGATCGAGCCGCGGCGCGTCGAGACGGTCCAGGAGCACCGGGACCGGATGGCCGCGAAGGCCGCGACGCTGCGCGGGTTCACCGAGCGGCGCGCGGCAGCGGCGAACGCAGTCGCCGCTGCCAGGAAGCACCAGCAGCCATCGGCGCCGCTCGCGCCCAATCACGGCTCGAGCGTGAAGGACCAGCTGAGCCGGATCGAGGCGTCCATATCCGCCGCCAGCGCCCCAGCCGCCCCGCCCGCTCGCCCTCGCCCCACGCCCCCGCGCCATACGGCACCGGCCCCGTCCCCGCGGGGGCCGCGCCCGCCCGCGGCCGTCACGGGACCACCGCCTACACAGGCGGCGAGACGATCGAGGCGCTCGCGGCCGAGCACGGGGCGTCCGAGCGGGCGGTGTCCCGGGCGCTGCGCGAGTCCGGGGTCGCGGTCGGCGGCGCCGGGCGGACCCGGATGATCGACGCCGCAGAGCGTGCGGTGGTGGTGGCTGCGTACAACGCCGGCGACACGGTCCCCGCGATCGCCGCCAGGCAGGGCCGCACCGCCAGCGGCGTCCGCAAGGCGCTGCGCGCGGCCGGCGTTGAGATGCGCGACGACCGCGCGGGCCGCACGGTCCGCCCCAAGGTCGACGACCCGGCGCTCGTCGAGGCGGTCACTGCCGCGTACACGGGCGGCCTGACGATCGAGCAGGTCGCAGAGACGGTCGAGGGCGTCGGCACGGCCAAGCACGCGCGCGGCATCCTGGTCCGGGCGGGCGTGGCGATCCGCCCAGCGGCGCACATCTCGACCACGCCTCCCGAGGTGCTCGACGAGGTCCTGCGACTCAAGGCCGAGGGCCTGTCCGATGCCGCGATCGGGGAGCAGGTCGGCTACTCGCAGCCGACCGTGTCCCGGTGGCTGCGCAAGCACGCCGCGGCCGCACCCGAGGTCGACCCGGCAGCACCGGGGTCCGAGGGCCCGGCACTCGACGCCATGCTCGTGGCCGCGCCCCCGGCGATCGACCTCGTGGCGCACGGTGAGCGCCTGTCGGCAGCGCTTGAGGCCGTGCGGCTACAGGGCGCAGCGCTGACTGCACCCCTCCTTCCCTCCGCGCCGGAGCCGGAGCGTGGCGCCGCGCTTCGGGTCTACATCTCCGGCCCGATGAGTGGGTACCCGCAGCACAACTACCCCGCGTTCTTCGCCGCCGAGGACCTGCTGCGCGCCGCGGGGCACGTGCCGCTCAACCCGGCCCGGAACCCCGAGCAGCCGACGTGGGCCGACTACCTGCGCCTGGACCTCGGCGACGTCCTGACCGCCGACCAGCTCGCGGTCCTCCCCGGGTGGGAGGCATCCCGCGGCGCCCGTCTCGAGGTGCACGTCGCCCACGCACTCGAGGTCCCCGTGCTCCCGATCGACGCCTACGCCCTCCTGACGACCCCAGAGGAGACCCGCTCATGACCCCCACGCACCCGACCGCCGCCATGCCTCTCGCGAGCGGGCCGGCGTTCGAGGTCGCGCGCGGGGAGATCCGCGCGGCCCTCGCCGCTGTCCTCCCGCACGCCGGCCGCGAGACCGAGGACACCCCCGTCCTGGGCCGCGTTCGCCTGCACCTGACGGGCGACGCGCTCCTCATCTGGGCCACCGACCACCGCACCGCAGCCCTCGCCCGCGTCGAGGACCCCGACTTCATCACCGACGAGCTCGCGACCTGGGACCTGCCCGTCGACGCCGTCGCCAAGGCGTTGAAGGTGTTCAAGGCGCCCACCAACGCCGACGCCCGGGCGATGTGGGCCGACCAGCCCATGCGGATCGAGGTCACCGACGCCAAGACCACCCTGACCGAGGTCGGGTCGCTCATCGATGGCCAGTCCCTCACCGTCACCCGCATCATGCCCGCCGGCGAGGACCGCTACCCCGACGTCCCACGCGCACTGCTCGCGCTCGCGGACGCGGTGAAGCCCGATCCGGGGGTGCGTGCCCGCGTGGACCCGGACGCCCTCTCGCGGTTCGTCGCGGCGGCGCGTGGGTACTCCGGGGCGGTCCCGATCCTGACGGTGCTGCCCGGGTTCGCGACGCACCAGGTGCTGGTCCGGATCGGGCAGTCGGTCATCGGGTCGGCGCCCGCGTACCCGGACGTCCGCCAGTCGCCGGCGGACGTGCTGATCGAGGAGACCGCGCAGCACCAGTGGTGGTCGGACCTGCTCGGCCCGCTGCGCAGGCCCCTGCCTGTGCGCCTGTCGACCGCGGCGACCGACGACCTCACCCGGCAGGCCACCGAGCTCCTGCGCACAGCCGGACACGACGTCGGGCTGCGTGTCGTGCCCGCTCTCCCCGATGAGGACGCGTGATGACGACCGAGTCGCCCAGCCTCCGGGCCAGCCGGCGTGGCCGGTACCGCGCCGCGGACGCGTTCCGCGCCGCGGCCGAGGAGAGCCACCGTCAGGCCCAGGCGCGCCGCGAGGCCCGGATCGACCGATGCCCCCGGTGCGGCGGGTGGCGCATGCACCCCCAGCCCGGTGACGGAGGGCGGAGCAAGGTCGCCGGCCGCGCCCGACCCGCACGACACGTCTGCCCGACCCCCCGCCCCACGACCGGAAGGCACGAACGATGAGCAGTAAGACGAAGCCCCGCGCGTGGGCCACTGAGGACCCCTACCTCGGCGTCGTGGGCGCCGACAGCCTGGACGACATGGCGAGCATCATCGCCACACACCCCGACGCGTATGACGTCCGCGCCGTGGTTGAGGAGCACAGCGAGGACCACGACGCCCCCATTGACGCCACCGACGTCGAGCAGGTCCGCGCGTTCCTCGACACCGTGACCGTCGAGCCCGTGATCGTGCCCATCCCGGTCTACAGGCGGGAGCGGGGGGGCGGCTCGCGCATGTACCCCACCGGGCTCGACGCCAAGCCGGGTCGTGGGCGCGTGAAGGTGCTGGGGGTGCACCTGTGACCCCCACCATCCCGCCCAGCCCCACGGTGGGCGACGTCATCACGACAGCGGCCCAGCTCGACGCTGTGGCGCCGGAGCGGCTGCTGCGAACCTCCAAGCCCGGCTACGGCCCGTCCTACGTGGTGACATTCGACCTCGGTGATGGCCAGGTGATGTACGACGTCAGCGGTGGCGAGAGCACCCAAGGGCTGACGGCCAGCGAGGTCGTCGACGAGTTCGGCCCCCTGACGCTCCTCCACCGCCCCGACGCCCCGCCGGCCGCACCTCCGGCGGGTGCGACGGGCGCGACCTCGGACGGCTACCACACGTTCGACGAGCTCTACGACTACCGGATGCTCTACAACGCCCACGCCGCTCGCGGGTGGCTCGCGGCGGGCATCCCGGTCGTGAAGTCGTGGCGCCACAGTGACGGCGAGCCGTGCTTCGGCGGCGGGTGGTTCATCGTCACGGCAACCTTGCCCACGGGGCAGGTGAGCAACCACTACAAGGCTGAGTCCTGGGACCTGTTCTCGGTGCCGGAGGTGGAACTGCCGCCGGAGTACGACGGGCACACGCCTGCCGATGCGTCCGACAGGCTGCGCACGCACCTCGCCACCCAGCCGACCCCCGCCCCGGCTGTCGAGGACCGGGAGGGGGTCCGCCGCGCCGTCCGAGCGATCTACGACGTCCGGCGAGCACGTGCCGGACTTGAGCCGATCAGCGACAGCGACTTCGGCCGAGGCTCCGGGCCAGACGCGTACGGCGACACGTGGGACGAGGCACGCGCGGCCTTCCTCGCCACCCGTGCTGGGGAGGTCCAGCGATGACGCGCACGAGCATCCTGGCCGAGCTGGCCGTCGAGCGGGGCCGCCAGTACGCCAAGCACGGCAACCAGGCGCACCTGCCCGACGGCACCGGCGGCTCGCAGGCCCAGGCGCTCGCGGGCATGGCTCGGTCCGACTGCCAGACCGCAGCGGCGGCCGGCGCGGTGACGTTCGCGCACATCCTGGCCGAGGAGGTCGCCGAGGCCCTCGCTGAGGACACCGCGGCCGAGCTGCGGGCCGAGCTCGTGCAGGTCGCCGCAGTCGCGGTGCAGTGGATCGAGGCGATCGACGCCCGCCCGGTGAACCCGGACTGCAAGGGTGGCAAGCACAGGTCGTGCGCGGGTGACGCGTGGGACGAGACGGCCGACACCGCGACACGGTGCGCGTGCGGGTGCCACGAGGGCGGTGTCCGGTGACCCCGCGCTCGGAGCGGACCGTGCCGAACGCCCTGCCCGTCGCGTCGGCGGGCGCGTTCGTCCGGGCGGCCATGGAGCCAACGGGCAATGAGCGTCGCGTGGGGCCCCCGTGGCGGCGCACGTCGCTGTACGAGTACCCGGCTCTTATACACATCTGACGCTGCCGGCGGCCCCTAGCGTGTACATTCTGGGTGTTGTGCCCTCCCGACGACTGCACTCCCGCGGTGAGTCGACCGCTGGTCCGGTGCTAGGTATACGGGCCAGGCCCCGCCCCCGTGCCGTACTGGATGCTCGACGACCAGGCCCCCCAGAAGGGCAAGATCCTCGGTCTGACCGCCCCCGTGCTCCTCGAGGGCGACATCACCGGCCTGGCCGCCATCGGCATGTGGGCGCTCGCGGGCGCGGCGTCCCAGCACGCAGGCACCGACGGCCTGATGGGACTGGCCAACCTCGTGCGCGTCGTCCCCGACCGCGCGATCGCCGAGCAGCTCGCCCACCTCCTGGTGGTCGCTGGGCTGTGGCACGAGCACGGGCACGACTGCCCCCGCTGCGACCCCGTCCCCGAACGCTCTTGGCGCTACCACGACTGGTGGGACATGCGCTACAAGCCCGACGCCGTGCTCAAGGTCGCCCAGGCCAAGAGCAAGGAGAACAAGCGGCCCGAGGTCGTCAATGCCGTCTGGCTCCGCGACTGCGTCGACCCCACCGCCGAGACCCGCCGCATGGCCGCCCACTGCCGCTACTGCGGCAAGCTCACCAAGAGGTCCGACCGCACCCCCGACGGTCCCCAGCTCGACCACGTCGACCCCACCATCGCCGCCGGCGCCAGCAACCTCGTCGTCGCCTGCGGCCCCTGCAACCGTGCCAAGGGGTCCAAGCCCCTCAGCGAGGCCGGCATGACCCTGCGTCCCGCCCCCCGCACACTCGTTGACCCCCAGCCGGGCCCCCCCCCCCCCCCCCCCCCCCGCCGCCACCGGTTATGTACGGCAGGGTGTGGGCGTCGAGCGACGACGAGGCCGCCGCCTACGCCCGCAAGATCCTCGACCACCACAACACCGCCGAGGCGCGCCGCTTGGCGCCGCGCTCCCGCCGGCGGGAGGTCGAGGCGTGACCGCCCGCACGACGGCCCGACGCCCCACGCACGCCGCAGACCAGGACCGCGCACGTCAGGTGCGCGCGCTCGCGTCGACCGCCGAGCTGATCGGCCTGATGCCGTACGAGCTCACCGTCGTGGGTGGCACGGCCGCTGACGCCGACAGGTGGCACCGGGTCTGGCGCACGCACCTGGGCTGGCAGCACGCACCATCCGTCGAGACCCGCGTCGAGGCCGTCCGCGCCCTCGAGGTGCGGTGCTGGGCGCTCGCGGGAGTGGTGCCGTGCCCGGACGGGTGCGGGTGGCCTGTGCGCCTCATGACGACCGCGGCGGGCCGCACCCTGGCGATCGACCCGCTGCCCCGTCAGGACGGCACCGTGTGGCGCCAGTCAGCCCGGGGCAAGGGCCCGGTCGCGGTGATCCTCGCCGGGCACCAGACACCGCCCGACGCCGAGCCGCTCTACCGGCAGCACTCGCGCTCGTGCCCCGCGACGTCGACGAAGAGGGTCCGCGAGGCACCGCGCTGCACCGCGTGCGGTGAGCGCCTCGACGCCGTCCTCGCCGGCCGCGACCCCACCTACACCACCCACCCGACCTGCGCGCCCGACCCGTGACCGCCGACGCTCCCAGCCCACCCGCACCACCTCGAGGCGGGCGCACGCCCAGCCTGCCCCCCGCAGACCTCGACGTCGACGCGGACGTGGTGGACGACCCCAGCCCGCACAGCCTGACCGTCAGCCGGTAGACGCAGGAGCAGCACCACTGGCCTGGCCCGCACCCACCGGGGGGTCACCCTGGCGTGGCTGGACTGGCCCCGGCTCCCCGCTCTCCGACGAGAACGTCTGCCCGATCCACCACCAGCACGCCCCGTGCGATCGATGCGCACGCGACGGGCGAGGAGAGACCCGATGACCGCCCCCACCCTGCCCCGACCTGCCCCGACCTCCGACGTCATCGCCGCACGGGTCCGCTCCCGGATCGAAGACCTGACCCAGCCCCGCACGACGACGACGCAGCGGTGGGTGCGTGAGGCCGGCGTCGACCATCTCGTGCGACGCGAGGTGACCGTGACGCTGCCCCCGCTGCTCGTGCAGCTCGCACAGTCCGTCGCCGGCAGCACCAGCGGTCACGGCTCGTCGGGCACCAAGAGCCGGCCGCCAGGCTCGCTCGAGGGGACAGACACGCTGCGGACCATCACCCGTGAGGCGGCCTACCTCGCCGGCCGGGTGCTCGCGCTGTACGCGGCCCAGGCGCTGCCCGGACTGCGGGTCAGCGTGAAGCCCCGGCGGCTGGGCGACTCCCTGGCCGTGATCCACCGGTACGTCGACCAGCTCGACCGCGAGTCGCTGGCCGACGTCGACGCCGCGGTGCGCGGCTGGTGGGCGCACGCCCGCGTCGTCACCACCTGGGACTCGCCGCCCCTCAAGCCCTACGTCGCCTGCCCGGCCTGCCGGGTGCGCGGGCGCCTGCAGGTCGTCGACCAGCCCCTTGCGATGGTCTGCCTCGAGTGCAGCAGCACCTGGGACGGGATGACCGCCGACGAGCTCGGCGAGCACATGCGCCTCGCCCTGACCGAAGCTATCCCCGATCCCCAGCTGGGTGCGGACTGCACCGGCGATGACGACCTCGAGATGGCAGGAGCAGCGACGTGAGCGACCTGGTGATGTTCCTGCTCGCGGAGATCGCGGCGGACGAGGCTGACCCGTACTGCGACGGCGCTGGCGAGTATCAGCGCTGCGCAGAGCAGAGTGATCGCAGGCACCTCGAGTGTGAGGCGAAGCGGCGGATCGTGGAGTTGCACATCAGCCGCGGTTTCGGTTGGTGCGAGCACTACTCGCCGTTCGACGACAACATCGACGACCTATGCCCGACCCTCCGCCTCCTCGCCATCCCCTACGCCGACCGTCCCGGATTCCGTGAGGAGTGGCGCCCGTGACTCGCCGTCGACGCCCGTCGTTGCGCACGGGAGCCGGTTAGGCGTACTGTCCCCACCAGTGGGTTCGTCATGCCCACGAGAGGCCCGGCCGGGAGGCTGGGCCTTCGTGCTGTCCGGGGTCGTGCACCTCGGGCGCAGGTCGCCCCGCTCCGGCGGGTGCTGGGCTGACGGGCCTCGGGGGTCGGGGTCATCGAGCGTCGCGCGACCCGACGCCGTCAGCCCTCCTCAACACCCCAGCCCGCGCGCCGGATCGGACACACCCGAGCGGCCATGAGCTGCACTGCGCCGAGACCGCGTAGGGCTGGGGGCCAGCAGTGGACGACGACGACCCGAACATCCTGGGCAGCCGCCGGTGGAAGAAGCTCGTCGACGAGCTCTGCCCGCCGGGCTCGGTGTGCGGGATCTGCAAGGGCGCGCGCGGGCCGATCCTGTTCGACGTCCGACCGCGCCACCCGCTGGGTCGCAGCCTCGATCACATCCGCCCGCGCAGCCTGGGCGGCGACGTCTGGGACCCGGCCAACCTGCAGCCGGCGCACTACGGATGCAACGCCGGCAAGCGCGACCGAGTACCCACACAGACCAACCTGCGCGGCTGGGAGTGGTGACGTCTCCGCAGGTCAGGGCCGATTTTCTGAGAAACGGCCTGCGTGGCGACCCGCGCATGTCCATTTTTTCTCACCCACCTGGGGCGCCCCGGTGGGGGAACCACGCGTGTGGTCCGGGTAGGAGGTGAGCCACGTGCTGATCGAACCCACCACCGGCGCGGTGATCCTGCACGGCGACACCCCCGGCCAGCCCGGGTACCGGCGCAAGTGCCGGTGCTCGATCTGCCGCGCCGGTCACGCCGAGCACAACCGCGCCTGGCGCGCGGCCAAGCGCCGACGCGAGACCGACGAGGCGCTCGCGGACGCCGAGCCGCTGGTGCCGCTCGTCCCGCCCGCCCCGCCGGCGGACCTGCAGTCCGTGCCGACGATCGACTTCGACGCGACCGCCGGCACGCTCGAGGCGGCCTTCGACCTGGACCTCAAGGAGCCCGACAGCAGGGTCGCCTTCGCGCGCACCCTGGTCGGTGTCGCCCGGTACAACGCCCGCGTGCTGGACCAGGTCCCGCTGCACGGGCGCATGGACCTCATCTCGCCTGTGCAGATCCGCCTGCTAGACGTGCTGCAGCGCATCGGCCTGCTCGGCTTCGCCGGGTTCGCCGACGGGCCCAGCCCTGCAGGCGGCGAGCAGGGAGCCGGGGACGGCGACGGCGTGGCAGCCGCGGCCGCGGCGATGCTCGCCCAGCTGGCGGGCCTGACGCAGCCCGGGGTGCAGCCAGATGCACCCGTGGACCAGTAGGGCCGGGGGCAGACCGGAGGCGGTCCCTCTCTACGCGACCGAGCGCAACCCGACACGGGCGACCCTCGGGCCGCGCGTCGCGAAGATCGCCGAGTTGCAGGGCACGCCGTTCATGCCCTGGCAGCGCGACGCGATCGACATCGCGTACGAGATCGACCCCGCCGACGGCGGCCCCTGGTACAAGCGCGTCGTCGTCATCGTCCAGCGCCAGGCCGGCAAGACCACTGTCGTGCGCACGGTGCAGCTCGACACCTGCCTGTTCCACCCCAACGCCACCGTCCGGTACACCGCCCAGACCAAGGGCGACGCCATCACCCGCCTCGAGCACGACTTCTACGACCCGATCTCACAGACCCCACTGGCGGCTTTCCTCGACCTTCGGGTCGGGTCCCGCAAGAAGGGGAAGCCAGGCTTCTACGCGAAGTCCGGCAGCGAGTCGATCGTGTTCGCGAACGGCTCCCGCTGGGGCGTCGGCGCCGTCAAGCTCTCCTCCGGTCACGGCCCAACGATCGACAACGGCGTGATCGACGAGGCGTTCGCCCACCCTGACGCGCGCCTCGAGCAGTCGATGTCGCCGGCCACCGGCCCGCGCAGGCACGCGCAACTATGGATCGCATCGGCTGCCGGGAACTACGCGAGCACGTACCTCAAGCGCAAGGTCGACGAGGAGCGCTCGCGGATCACGGTCGAGCGCACCCGCCCGCTGCACCTCCGCCAGTCCCGGACGATGTACCTCGAGTACGCCGCACCCGAGGGCTCCGACCGGGAGGACCCGGCGACCTGGTGGGCATGCCACCCGGCGCTCGGCTACACGATCGACGAGGCCTTCCTGCGCGCCGAGCTCGAGGCCTACGCCGCCGAGCCCGACGAGTTCAACCGCCCGTACTTGGGCTGGTGGCCCCAGCGCAAGGCCGCCGAGTGGGTCATCCCCGAGACGACCTGGATGGCCAACAGCGTCGAGCCGGACGAGCTTGCCTACTCCGGTGAGCCGGTCTGGTCGATCGACGTCGCACCCCAACGCGACGTCGCGTCCATCGGGCAGGCCGGCCGCGGCCTCGAGGGCCGGTGCTTCGTGGATGTCCCGGACCGCCGGGTGGGCCCTCCCGTGTGGTGCGTCGAGCGGCTCGTCGAGCTGCGCGAGCGGTGGGGCGGCAACCACGTCGGCCTCATCGACTCAGCCCGGTCCCTGCAGGTGGACCTCGAGTCCGAGGGCTTCACCGTCCACCTGCTCGGCGCGCAGGACCGGATGGACGCATGCGGCGCCTTCTACGACGACGCGTTCGACCACCGCCTCCGGCACGTGCAGGACGAGCACCTGACGGCCGCGCTCGCAGCCGCGACGAAGCGATTCATGACGCAGGAGGGCGGCTTCGTGTGGACACGCGGCCGCTCGCTGGACGACATCACCCCGCTCTATGCCGCGACCGTCGCCCGCCACGTGTGGGTCAAGGTCGCCGGCGACCTGGACTACGACCCGATGGACGGCATCGGCTGAACGGAGGTGGTGGGCATGCGGACCCTGACAACCGCGCTCGAGGTGGGTGGGGCCGTGCTGGTCATCGCTGGCGTCGCGATGCTGAGCGGTGCGCTCGCGCTGATCGTGGCCGGCGCCGCGGCGCTGGTCTTCTCCTGGCGGCTGGCCGCATGAGCCTGCTGTTCGGGCCACGCAACCGGGCGCTGACATGGCAGGACGTGTGGGGCGGGGGTGGGCCGAGCGCGGAGGACGTGCGCGGCGACCGCGCCTATCAGGTCATCCCCGTGTACTCCGCGATCTCGCAGATCGCGGACTCGCTGTCGACGATGCCGATCGGGCAGTACGAGGGCGGCCCAGGGGCCACCCGGCGGGAGGTCGCCACGCCCTCGCCGATCGTCGTCAAGCCCGACCCCACCCGGGAGCGGGTCGACTGGCTACACCAGGGCGCCGGATCAGCACTGCTGCGCGGGAACGCCTTCGGCCTGGTGACCGGGGTGTGGCCCAACCCCACGTCGGTGACCTGGTTGCACCCGGACCGGGTGTACGTCGACGAGACGGGCGTGGAGCCGCTCTACCACCTGGGAGTCCCTGGACAGGGCAAGCCCGCTCGGCGGTGGCCGCACGGCCCGATCTTGCATGTGCCGGCGTTCACGGTGGCCGGGTCGTGGAAAGGGCTGTCGCCGCTCGAGTTGTTCATGCTGCGGTTCGAGACCTGGGCGATGTCGGCGGGGTACGGGCACGACTGGTTCAAGTCGAATGCCCGGCCGTCGGGTGTGCTGCAGAACCTCAAGGCGAGCCTGACCAAACGGCAGGTGGCCGAGACCAAGGACCAGTACCTCGCGTCGGTGAGGGCGCACGAGCCGGTGGTGCTCGACCAGAACTGGTCGTGGACCGAGCTGTCGATCAAGCCCGGCGAGGCGCAGTTCCTCGAGACGATCAAGGCGACCTCGACGCAGATCGCTGCGATCTACAAGGTCGCCCCGGAAGACGTGGGCGGGGAGTCGGGCTCGTCCAAGACGTACTCGAACCGCGAGCAGGACCAAGCCCGCTACAACGTCCGCGCGCTGTTGCCGTGGATCGTGCGGTTCGAGGCCGCGATCACGTCGCTGCTGGCGCGCCCGCAGTACGTGAAGTTCAACATGGACGCCCTCTCGCGCCCTGACCTGCTGACCCGCATGCAGGCCCACGAGGTCCAGCTGCGCACCGGCGTCGAGACGCTCGAGGAAGCCCGAGCCGCCGAGGACCGCCCACCGCTGGACGACGAGCAGATCGCCGCGTGGCTCAGCCGCTACGCCAAGGCGCCCCAGCCGGGGCAGATCGGAGGTCCCCGTGACTGACATCGAGGCGGTGCGCCGGCGGGGGTTCGAGCAGCCCGTACGCCTGCGCGCAGCACCCGAGGGGTCGGGCTCGCCCGGAGTGCTGGCTGGGTACGCCCTGCGGTTCAACCAGCTCTCGCGTGACCTGGGGGGCTGGTTCGAGGAGATCGACCCCGCGGCCGTTGACCTGGCCACCACAGGCCGGGTGCTGTGCCGGTGGAACCACGACTCGTCCGGCCTCCTGGGGACCACCGACGCCGGCACGCTTCGGCTGCTCGTCGACGGCGAGGGTCTGGCCTACGAGAACGACCTGCCCGGCACGAGCCTGGGCCGTGACGTCGCGGTGCTCGCCGAGCGCGGCGACGTCGCCTACTCATCGTTCGCGTTCCGGGTGATGCCCGGGGGCGAGCGCTGGTACATCGACGCCGAGGACCGGCTCGTGTGCCGCGTGCTGGCCATGTCGCTCATCGACGTGGCGCCCGTGGCGGACCCCGCCTACTGGGCGTCCAGCGCAGGGATGACCCGCTCGATCGACGTCGGGCAGATCCGCTCGACGCTGACCGCGCCAGCCCCCACCGACACGTCCGCCGCTGACCGGCTGCGGACCGAGCTCGCCTGGGCACACGCCCTGGGCGATCGCATCACCACCCACTGAAAGGACCTGGCACATGCCGGAGCAGGACACCCTGGTGCGGTCGCTCGACGAGCGATTCCGCACCGTCAACACCGAGATCACCGAGATCCTCGAGCGGGCCGTCAACGGCAAGCGCGAGCTCTCGGCCGAGGAGCGGCTCAAGGTCGACGGCCTGTCGACCGAGCGCGCGCAGATCAAGGACCAGGCCGACGAGGTCACCCGCCACCACCAGCTCCTCGAGGAGACCCGCAAGGTCCTCGACGAGCTCGGCGCTCTCCCGTCGGAGAACATGCGCGGGCTCTCCCTCGCGCAGGAGTTCGCGGCGAACCTGCGCGCGGTCGCGGCCGGCAAGAGCACGGAGACCGAGCTGCGGGCCCGGATCACCGCGCCCGGTTCGCGCGTCCGCGCGCTGGGCGTGGACGTCACCGGCGGCGGGCGCGAGCTCGTCCCCGTGGACTTCGCCGCCATCCTGATCCGCAAGCTCACCGAGTCCCTGGGCATCTTCAAGGCCGGGGTCACGACGATCACGACCTCGCGGGACAAGTGGACCGCCCCCCGGGTGATCACCGACCCCACCGCCGTGTGGGTCGAGGAGAACACCACCATCGGCGGCACCGCCCCCACGTTCGACACGAAGTCGATCGAGCTGCACAAGGCCGGCATCCTGCTGCAGGTCGCCAACGAGCTGCTCAACGACGACGCGACGGACCTGCTGACCTACCTGGCCGAGGCAATCGCCAACGCGCTGCAGCGCGCGGTCGGGTCGGCGATGGTCTCGGGCAACGGCACCGGAAAGCCGTTCGGGATCGTCGGACGGGTCACGACCGGGGTCACCGGCGCCGGGAACGCGGCCACCGCCGAGGAGTTGCTTGCGCTGAAGTACTCGGTGGCCGAGCACTTCGCCAACGCCCCCGACGCGGCCTGGCTCGTGAACCGCACGTACCTGGGCCAGCTCCGCGCCCTCAAGGACGCCTCGGGCCGGTTCCTGTACAACCCGGCGGTGACCGTCACCCAGCCCGACGTCTTCGACGGCAACCCCCTGTACTCCGACTCCAACGTCGCGGCCCCGGCCGCGGGCGCCAAGTCGGTCCTGTTCGGGGACTTCTCCGGGTACTACCAGCTCACCGGCAACGCGATCTCGTTCGCCCGCTCGGACGAGTTCGCGTTCGACAAGGACCAGGCGACGTTCCGCGGCCTGGTGCGGGTCGGCGGGGACCTGGTCATCCCGGACTCCGTGAAGGCCTTCCAGGGCAAGGCCGCCTGAGCATGGGCGACTACCTGGTCAGGTACCCGATCTCCGGGACCCGCAACGGCGAGCCGTGGCCCGACCGCGGCGAGCGGATCGAGCTGCCGGACGCCGAGGCGCTGGACTACCTCAACGCCGGCTACATCACCCCCGCCCCGATCGAGGGCCCGGCCACGGCCGCGATCTCCGACCCGGTGGGTGCCGAGACCGGCAAGGCGCGCGCACCGCGCCCGGCGGTCAAGGCCGCGGAGAAGGCCGAGGCCGCGGCAAAGAAGGCGGCCGAGGACCTCGCGGCCACAGCGGCTGCCGACGCACTGGCTGCCGAGCAGGCCGCCAAGGACGCCGCCGCCACGGCCGCCAATGGTGGTCCGGCGGACGCCGGGAAGGAGTAGCCGTGCCGTGGCCGATCTCCGCAGACGATGTCCGGACCGAGCTCAAGTGGCCAGCCCACACGGGTGAGGGCCCGGACCCGGTGGCGATTTTCGCCACCGGGGCATGCGCGCGCATCGAGGCGGAGATCGGCCCACGGTCGGGGCACCCCGTCCTCAGACGGTCCCGGGGGCCGGCCTCGGCAGTGGTACTGCCGTGGCCGGCCGCCACTCTGGTCTCCGTCACGGTCGGAGGCGTCGAGCTGGACGTGGGCCTGTTCGACCTGGACGGACCGGCAGGCATCGTCTACGGACGGTTCGGCCGGGGCGCGATCGTCGTCACCGCGACCGCACCGAACGACGGTGTGCCGGAGTTCGTCGAGCTGGCCGCGCGCGTCCTGGCGGCGACCTGGGTCAAGCAGTCCAAGGTCGGACCGCCGACAGCTCGCTCGAGGGGCACCGAGCCTGACGGCAGCGACGTGCTGCAGGGGTTCGCGATGCCCCGCCGGGTCTCGGAGATGATCCGCCCTGAGGTCCCGTCCGGGGGGTTCGGATGAGCGCCGGCACCGGCACGCACAAGACCGCGGGCGCCGGGGTGAACGCGGTCAAGACCGCCTTGCACACCCGGATCGTGGCGGCGCTCGCGGCCGCCGGCGAGGACGAGGTCGACGCCGCGTTCGGTTTCCGGTGGCCGGCGCAGTGGGACGACACGATCGCGGTCACCGCGGTGCGTGCCACCCCGCAGGAGGACACGCTCGGCCCGCAGCGGCGCCGTCAGGTGGACGTGCAGGTCGACGTGAACATCGTGTCGTACCGGGTGACCGACGACGAGAAGGTCACCCACGACCGGGCGTTCGGCCTGCTCGACGTCGTCGACCAGGCGATGCGCGCCGAACCCACCCTCGGGGGCGTGGCCCTGTGGTGCTTCTGCGGTGAGGTCCAGTCCGACGGGGCGACCGCGGAGGACGACGCCGGCGAGGGCCGTGTGACCGAGATCGCCGCGACCTACGAGGCCCGCATCATCGTGAGCAGCTGAGGAGCAGCCATGCCGAAGTACAAGAACATCTCGCCGCTGGGCGCGCTCGAGCTCCCCCTGATCGGGAGGGTCGTCGAGCGCGGCGAGGTCATCACGGTGACCACCACCCAGGCGCGCCACCTGGCAGGGCAGACGGACGCGTGGCAGCCCGTCAAGGGCGCCCCGGGCACCCAGGACCCGGCCGAAGTCCCAGGCCCGCAGGACGCCGCAGACGGCGCCACCACGACGCAGGGAGAGGGTGAGGGCGCGTGAGCATCCAGTCTGACTACACGGTCGGCCTCGGCAAGGAGTCGGTCTACGGGCAGCCCGTGGCCCCGACCCGGTTCTTCGAGGCGGACTCCACCCTCAAGGAGTCCATCACCACGGTGCAGGGCTCGGGCATGCGCCCGGGCCAGCGCGTCGCGCGCGCCTCCCGGCGGGCCGTCGTCAAGCGCGAGTCCGCCGGGGACATCACCCTGGACACCATGTCCGTCGGGCTGGGGTACCTGCTCGGGGCGTTCTTCGGCTCGACGACGACGACCGCGATCGGGGCCACCGCCGCCCTGCAGCAGGTCCACACCCTCAAGGCCACGGACTTCGCCGACTCGTACACGATCCAGCAGGGCATCCCCCGGCTCGGCTCGGACACGACCGACGCCTACACCTACGCCGGGGCCCAGTGCGGCTCGCTGGACATCGAGGCCAAGGCCGACTCGATCGTGTCGGTGAAGACCTCGTGGATCGCGCGTTCCCTGTCCCTCGAGCAGGCGTACGCAGCCCCGTCCTACCCCGCGGACGTGGACCTGTTCACATTCGTGCACGGCCGGGTCGCGATCGGCGGCGCCGCGTTCACCGCGCCGACCACGACGGCGATCGCATCGGCCGGGCCCGCGCTCGCGGAGATCCGCGACGTGAGCGTGTCCCTGAAGAACAACCTCGACGCCGGCGGGTTCAACCTCGGCGGCGCTGGCCGGCGCTCCCGGCCGGCGGCGCTCGCGGGCGGGAAGGACGACGCGGTCACGGGCTCGTTCACCGCTGAGTACACGGGCCGGGACTTCGTCGACGCGTACCTCGACCAGGAGGACCTGTCCCTGGTCCTGACGTTCGAGGGGCCCACGATCGCGACGGACGTCCGCGCGCTGCTGCAGATCGCGGTGCCCCTGGCCCGCCTCGACGGGGACCTGCCGACCGGCAACGGCGGGGACGTCATCACCGTGTCCCACCCGTTCAAGGGGTACACCCCCGAGGCGGGGCAGCCGGTGTACGCGGTGTACCGCTCGCTCGACACCGCGCCCTAGCCATGGCACGCCGCTCGTTCGTCCGGTGGTCGCGGCAGCCGACGCAGCGTGCCCAGTTCGGCGACGCGCCGGAGATCACCCTCGAGGCGAAGAACTTGCGGGAGGTCCTGCAGGCGGCCAAGGACGTCTCGCCCGCCCTGGCCCGCCAGCTGCGCAAGCGGCTGCGCGGGTCGGGCGAGGCGATCATCGCTGCCCAGCGGGCCATCCTCGACGGCCCCCTGCCGGGCAACGCGGCGAAGTCCGGCACTCGCCTCAAGCTCGTCGCCGCGTCCGACAACCGCAAGGCGTACCTGCGCAGGGTCAATGTCTACAAGGACGTGGCCACCAAGCGCACCCGCTCGCGCGGCATGCGCGAGTCGATCAAGGCCTCGCTCAAGACGCGGGTGGTGGCCGGCACGAGCCGCCAGGGCGTGAACGTGCGCGCCGAGACCCGCGTCGCCGGCGTCATGGCGATCCAGTGGCAGGCCCGCCGGTTCCGCCACCCCGTCTTCGGCGGCGAGGAGTTCGTCGACCAGAAGGGCCAGCCGTACTTCTGGGGGCCCGCCGTGGCCGGCCGGGAGGCGGCCAAGGCCGAGATCGAGAAGGCGATCGCCGACGCGCTCGGCGAGGCCACCTAGACACGAGGAGGACCCCTGTGGCGAGGATCACCGCCAACGGCGTGGAGATGCGCGCGCACACCCTGTTCACGGCCCCTGGGCGGGCCGTGGCGGCGCTGCAGCGCGAGACCGGCATGAAGCTCCAGGAGCTCGTCGACCGGGCCAAGAGCAAGGACGCGGACTCCGAGACCTGGTCGCTGAAGGTCACCGAGTTCCTGTCCGAGCAGGCCCGCGGCAACCTGCTCACCCTCGAGCAGATCTGGGACCGGCCGCTGCCCCTGTACGTCCTGGACGCCGACGAGCAGCGGCGAATCGAGGAGGCCGGCGCGGCGGAGGTCCCTACGCCAGCCGGGACGGACATCCCGGCGCCCGACACCAGCGCCGAGCCCGCCCCGGCGCGGAAGACCTCGAGGTCGTCCGCCTCAACGCCAAAGAGCCGTGGCTCGAGGGGCAAGTCCGCGGCCGGCTCCTGACCGTCCTGCGCCTGTTCCCCGGGGTCACCCCCGAGTCGGTGCACGACCTGGAGTGGCTGACCTGGTCGTACATGGCCCTCTCCGTCGACGAGTACCGCGCCGAGACGCGACGCCTGCATGAGCAGGCCGAGCGCGTCGGCCGCACCGGTAGGAGGTAATCGTGGCGGCAAGCGGCGCCAAGGACTTCGTGGTCAACATCCTCGGCGACAGCGAGGGGGTCGACAAGACCTTCAAGCTGTTCCAGGACAACGCCGGCAAGGCGGCCGCCGGCGCCGCGGCGGCGTTCGCCGGTCAGCAGATCGGCAACGCGCTCGCGGCGAACCTGGACGCGGAGCGGATCAACGACGAGCTGACGGCCTCGCTCGGTGCGACCCCTGCCCAGGCCGAGGCGTGGGGCGCCGCGGCGGGGGCGCTGTACCGGGATGCCTACGGGGAGAACCTGGGTGAGGTGTCGGCCGCGGTCGAGACCGTGGTGTCCTCGATCGACGGCATGCGCGAGGCCTCTGAGCAGGACCTCGCCGACGTCACGGGCCAGGCCCTCGACGTGGCGAAGGCCTTCAAGGTGGACGTCGCCGATGCCGCCACGACCGCCGGCTTGCTGGTCAAGTCGGGGTTGGCGGGGAACGCGACCGAGGCCCTGGACCTGATCACTGCTGGACTGCAGAAGGTCCCGGTCGCGCTGCGTGGCGATGTCCTGGAGGCGACCAAGGAGTACTCGACGTACTTCGCCCAGCTCGGTCTCGATGGCGACCAGGCGATGGGGCTCCTTGTCGCTGCGTCGGCGAACGGGACCATCGCGATCGACAAGACGGGTGATGCGCTCAAGGAGCTCACCATCCGTGGGACCGACATGTCCAAGGCCAGCGTCGAGGCGTACGAGGCCGCTGGACTGTCCGCCTCCGACATGGCCGCGAAGTTCCTCGCTGGCGGCGACGTCGGCGCCGAGGCGCTCTCCCAGCTCGTCGGCGGGCTGCAGGGCATCACGGACCCGGCGGCTCAGGCGAACGCGGCGATCGCGCTGTTCGGCACGCCGATCGAGGACATCGGCACCGACAAGATCCCCGAGTTCCTCGCCTCGCTGTCGGCCGCGGAGACCGGCCTCGGGGACACGGCCGGCGCGGCGGCCGCGATGGGCGAGCAGCTCAACGGCAACCCGCAGTCGTCGGTGGAGTCGATGCGCCGCTCGGTCGAGGGCTGGGTGCAGGACCTGGTGAACCTGCCCGGCCCGATGGGCGACGCGGCACTGGCGACGCAGGCCTTCGGCGGGGACACCCTCAATTTGGTCGGCTCGGTCGGCATGGCGGTCGTCGCGATGCAGTCCATGAACGTGGCCAAGACCGCCGGCGCCGTGGCGTCGGGGGTGGCGACCGCGGCCCAGTGGGCGTGGAACGTGGCCATCACCGCCAACCCGATCGGGTTGATCATCGTCGGCATCGCCGCCCTGATCGCCGGCATCGTGCTCCTGGTCAAGAACTGGGACACCGTCAAGGCGGCCGGGGCCTCCGCGTGGGAGTGGATCAAGGGCGCGTGGTCGGATGCCGGGGGCTTCTTCTCGGGCATCGGCTCCGCGATCTCCCGGACCTTCAAGGGCTCGTTCAACGCGGTGGCGGGGTTCTGGAACGACTCTGTGGGCAAGGTCGGGTTCACCGTCCCTGACTGGGTTCCCGGCGTCGGAGGCAGGAAGTTCTCCGTGCCCCGGATCCCGATGCTCGCCTCCGGTGGGGAGATCACCGCCGCTGGCCTGGCCATCGTCGGCGAGGCCGGACCCGAGCTGCTGAGCCTGCCTGTGGGCGCCGAGGTCATCCCGCTCTCCGGCAAGGGCACCGCCAACGGGTCGGAGTCGGCAGGCGCCGGCAACGGGAAGCGCGTCGACGTGCGGATCGGCACCCTTAACACAGGCGCCGATCCCGCGGAGATGTGGGACGAGATCGAGTGGAGGGCCCGGCGCTGATGAGCACACCCACCCTGAGCGACTGGCAGGGCCAGATCGACGGGCTGCTCATCGGCGACGGCACCCCATACCAGATCGTCGAGCTGGCCGGACCCGACGGGCACCCGCCGGTGCTCTCTGACGACGAGCCGTACCCGACGTCCGACGGGGAGTTCTCTGGCGACGACACCATGTCCGCACGCACGATCACCCTGCAGCTCGAGGTGATGGCCGACATGGGTGTCACCTACCGGGACGCGCTCACGGCTCTGCGGTGGGCGTGCCGGCCCAAGCGGGTCGTCGACGCGTGGTTCCGGCTGCCGACGTGGGACACCCCGCGCCGGGCGCGCGTGAAGGTCCGGCGGTTCGACATCCCCACCGACCGCGAGTACGAGATGGGCCTGGCCACCGCAGACCTGCAGCTGCGCGCCCCCGACCCGGTGCTCTACGGCCCGGACACCACGGACGTGTTGGTGACCGGCTTCGCGCAGCCCGCCGGCGGGCTGCGGTTCCCGCTCTACACCAACGGCGCCGGCGTCGTCTCAGGCGTCCTCGACTACGGGCCACCGTCCGCCACCGGGCGCCTGACCGTGTCGAACCCCGGCACCGCAGACGTCGCCCCCGTGTTTGCGATCACCGGGCCGGTCCCCCCTCAGGGGTTCGACCTCGTGCGCACCGACACCCAGCAGCGGATCAGGTTCGCCGACCCGATCGCGACCGGCGCCACAGTCACGATCGACTCGGCCGACGGCACCGCCACGATCTCCGGTGGCGGCGACCGCGGCGGGCGCCTCACGTACCGCGACTGGTGGCTCTCAGCCCCCGGCGAGTCCTACGAGGTCGCGTTCGTCAGCCTCGGTGCCCACTCCACCGCGCAGCTGCGCATCTCCTCTCCTCCCGGATGGTGGTGACCACATGACCCTCTCCCGCTCTATGGGTGCCCGGCCTGACAGTGACTCGATCGGCACCACGACCCTGGACACCCGGCACGACTGGGCGGCGCTGCTCGCCTCAGCCGGGGCCGGGGCCATCCGCTCCGGCGTTTTCCCCGGGGCTCCCGCCGCCCTGGTGACCGGCACGGCCGGCCCTGGCTGGGCGTACAACGTCGCCCCCGCGTCCTACGCCACCTCCCGCGGTGCCACCGACGGCGCGCACGTGTTCCGCGGCGTCGGTGGCGACACCGTCCCCACGATCGCCGCACCCGGCACGGCCGGCGCGTCCCGCATCGACATCGTGTACGTGCACCAGCCGTCCAAGACCGAGAACGGCGACGCCAACTCCTACCCCGTGTTCGGGGTCGCGAACGGGGCCCCCGTCACCACGGGCAGCCCTATGCCCCCGACCATCCCCGCCGGCGCCTACGAGCTCATGCGCAACACCATGACCTCCGCTGCCACCAGCACCGCCTCGTCCGGCAACACGATCACCCAGACCTGGCGATACACCGCGCTCGCGGGCTCGCCGATCTGGGTCCGGAACGAGGGCGAGCGGAACGAGCTGACGTCACTGGCGTCGGCGTCCTTCCCGATCACGGTCGAGCGGCTCGATACCGGGACGTTGGAACGGAATGCCGGGAGTGGGTGGGTCGGGGTTGGGGGCCAGGCGCTCACCGTGGCACCCACCTACGAGCCGGGATGGGGCGACCTGTCGACTACGGGAGGGTTCGGTGCGCTGGCCGCGACGCGGTCAGCCGATGGGGACGTGACGGTGCAGGGCGTCGCCTCACGGCTCGGTCCCCCTCTCGCAGGGCAAGCCACGTCGGGCCTCATCGCCATGCTTCCGCCGGGGATGCGCCCGAAGGCGGGTCCAGGGGGTGGCACGCTGTTCGGCGCAGCGCTGGGGCACTTCACCATCTCGGGGTTGTACCGGGTCAACTTCGGCGTCGATGGGTCGATCACCGCTCAACTTCCCGACGGGAGTCTGACCACCTGGGCGACGGGTGGCTACATCGCCCTGCTCGGTGCGAGCTTCAAGGCGGCCTAGTCATTCGCCCGGATTCGGCCGGTTCACGACGGGCGGTACGTGACGTCCACGAACATGCTGTCGCCTGGGGCCCACACCCAGGGGGTCGTCGGGCTGATCCCCACCACCGGTGATCCGTAGAGGATCTGGATGTTGCCGGAGGACGTCATGACGGGGTAGGCCGGGTACACCTGGCCCGAGGACCCGCTGACGAGGCTGCCCCAGCCCGTGATCCGGTAGGTGATCGTCCCCGCGCCGGTCCAGGTGGAACCGACGGGCAGCGAGAACCGCGGCGTTGTCGGGAACGTCGCTCCTGAGGTCCCGAAGACCCACAGGTTGCGCAGGTGAATCAGGTCGCTCTCGCGGCGCCACTCGGTTGACGCGAGGGCGAGCCCCCCCGAGCCGACGGCAAACCCGAGCGGGGCGGCGTTGTAGGTCACCCACGGCGTGGTCATGGTGGGCACCCATCCACTCCCGGCATTCCGTTCCAGATCAGGAGATGGTGGCGCGCCAGGTCGAGGCATTGATGCGTGCGGCGCCCGAGGACGAGAACACCCGGCCGCGTATCCGCAGCGTGCGGGGTACCCCTGCGCGAACCCGCACCGGCCAGGAATCCAGCACGGTCCCGAGCCGGGTGATGCCCGACTCGAAGAACTGGCCGATGCCGACGGGGACGCCGTCGAGCTCGATCGTGTACCCGAAGAGGCCGAACCCCGCCGTCACCTGGGCCACGTCGAGCTCTGCCCGCGCCGTCAGCACCCCACCCCGCGACGGCGTGATGATCCACTCCGACCCGGTCAGGACCACCTCGGCGGTCGACGAGACAGCCTGCGACGTCGGTATCGCTGTCCCGAGGGTCACGGGCTCCCCACCCGCGAGCCAGTCCCATCCACTCCCGGCATTCCGTTCCGACAGCAGGGAGGCCTCGTGGCGCAGACCGTGATGTGTGGACAGCTGACGACCGGTCGGCGGCTGACGCAGCTGCCGGTGCTGTCGGCGCCGTGGTCGGTGGGCCTGAACGAGGCCGGCACGATCGAGGCGACGATCAAGCTGGACGACGAGCGGGTCCGGGCACGCAAGGAGCTGCTGCTCGCGCTCGAGCCGGCGCGGTCGTTCCTCGCGGTGCTCGCGGGTGACGACGTGATCGAGGCTGGTCCGATCTGGTCGCACTCGTACAACGACACGAAGCGGACCCTCACAGTCCGCGCGGCCGGGATGCGCAGCGTCTTCGACCACCGCGTCGTGATGAAGATCCTCGCAGCGGGTGAGAACCCCGCGGGCACGGCGATCACGTACACGGGCTCGTTCGCGGACATCGCCCGCAAGCTCGTGCGCCTGGCGCTCTCGCATGTGGGTGGTGGGCTGCCGATCATCGTCGGGGTCGACGAGGGAGGCGCGCAGACCCGCACGTACGCGGGCCACGAGCTGGGCCTGGTGGGTGAGCGGCTGCGTCAGCTGACCGGGGTGCTCGACGGCCCAGACATCGCGCTGCAGCCGCGGCTCAGTGACGACCGGCAGGGCATCGTGTGGGAGATGCGTACGGGCACGGCGCTCGATCCGCTGCTGCACCAGCCGGGCTCGTCGACGTCGTGGGGCGACGCAGACTGGATCTGGGACAACCGTGCGCCGAGGTCCGGGATCCGCTCGCTCGACGTCACGCGTGACGCAGGCCGCATGGCGTACCGATCCTGGGCGACAGGGCAGGGCATGGGTGAGGCGCTGCTCATGGCGATGGCCGACGACACCGAGCTCCTGGCGCACGGGTACCCGCTGCTCGAGTCGACGTCGGCGCACCAGACGGTCGAGACGCCCTGGGTCCTGGACATGCACGCGACCTCGGACCTCATCTCGCACATGCGCCCGTGGACGACCTGGTCGCTGTCCGCGCGCACCGACCGGACCCCTCCCCTGGGGTCCTACCGGGCTGGTGACTGGGCCAAGATCTGGGTCCCGGACGACCACCTGTACCTCTCCCAGTACCTACAGGCCGACTTCTACCGGACCCGGATCGTCGGGTTCTCCGGAGGCCTCGGCACTGCCGTCAGAATCGACCTCGCACCCACGATGGATGTCCGATGAGCCAGTGGTCCGGCGCCCCCCAGGCGTCCCAGTTCGCGCCCACCGCCCGCGGCCTCGAGGCGCTGTTCCAGCGGCTCGAGACGATCGAGCTGCAGCTGCGCGCCCTGACTGGCGCGAACATCCTGTCGCCGGCCGGGATCGGCGTCGACCTCGAGGGCATGACGATCGCCTCATCGCTCGCGGTCACCGGCAACATGCTGGTGCAGGGCACCCTCGCGCTGCCCGCCGGGATCATCGGCAACGAGGCGCTCGCAACGCCAGTCGGCTGGGGCTACGCGACGGACGCTCAGGATGGCTTCGGCGTTGGGACTGCGTTCTCATCGCTGGCTCCGGCGAGCTTCGTCGTGCCCCCCGGGTTCACCTCGGCGGCCCTGCTCGTCTTCGGGAAGGTCCGGATCTTCAACCCCAACGCCACCGCCGACTGGCTGAACATCGAGTGCGGCATAGCCGGCGCGCTCAGCGGCGGCATGCCCGAGCCCCTCCCCGCCGGGTACTCGGCCCACGAGATGCTCGGCGTCATCCCGCTGACAGGGATCACCGGCGGGCAGACGCTCACCACAGCTGTGCGCATTCAGGTGCAGTCGACTCCGCTCGCCCCCAGGGCCGACAACCTCGCCTACACGCGCTCGGTCGCCTTGTACTTCCGAGGCTAGGGCGCGGGCACCGGGTCGCCGGCGTTGCCGCTCAGCGCGGGCGGCAGCTCGACCTGCGGCGGCGGCGGGAGGTCCGGGGCCGGCGGCAGGTCGGTCAGCGGGGGCATCTGCCCCGGGGTCCCGGTGTCAGGGACGACATCCACGGGGGTCTCGACCGCGGGAGTCCCGGGCTGCGGCACGACGGGCTGCGACGCTCCCGGCGCCACGTCGGCTGGTGGGGCGGCCGGCGGTGTGGTGGGTGACGGCGCGGGCATGGGTGCCTCCTGGGTCGGCTCGGGGCTCACGGTCGGGGACGACGTCACCGTGGGCGCCGCGCTCGCGGACTCGGTCGCGACGGGCTTCGGCGCGTCGTCGTCTGCGTTGGCGATCGCCGCGGCGGTGACCCCGCCTGCGATCACGAGCAGTGTTGCGCCGGCCCCGATCAGTGCACCCCTGAGTTCCATGCTCGTCACCGTAGCCGTGCGCGCCCACGCGTCGCGGGGTGGTCGAGCGTTTCACCCGATCGGCACTCTCGCGGAGGTATCAGCTCGATGACGTCACAGGTCCTGATCGCGCTCATCACCTCGGTGATCGGGCCCGCCGTGATGGTGTTCCTGCAGCAGCGCACTCGCCGTGAGGTGCAGTCGGTGGCGGACCGCACGGACAAGGCCGTCGCAGAGCTCACGCCCAACCACGGCTCGTCCGTCAAAGACCAGCTCTCGCGGATCGAGGCGCAGCAGAGCGAGCAAGGGCGTGCGCTCGTGCGGGTGGAGACCGCGCAGGGCCAGGCCAGCAGGGACATCGGCGGCCTACGCGAGGAGATCCGCACCGAGCGCGACGAGCGCCTGGACCTCGCGGGCAGGGTCGGCGCGCTCGAGCGCCGCCCACGCACGCGCACCTGACCACCAGCACACCCACCCCGCGCCGCCTGGCGTCGGGGCCCGACCCATGCCAGGAGGCAGCCATGACCGTCGAGGTCATCTCGCGTGACGTGTGGGGCGCTCGCCGCCCGAACGGCGACAAGAACCTCAGCGGTGCCGCCGCCGGGGTGTTCGTGCACCACTCGGTGACGACGCACCTGCCTGAGGACGCCACGGTCGAGCAGGAGTGCGCCGAGATGCGCAAGCTCGAGTCGATCGGCTACTCGCGGTTTGGCGCCTTCGGGCAGGGCATCAGCTACAACCTCGTGGTGTTCCCCTCGGGGCGGGCCTACGAAGGTGTGTCGATGCACCGCCGCGGCGCGCACACTGACGGCCGCAACTCCGTCGTGCGGTCGATCTGCTTCGCCGGCAACTACCAGGCCACCGAGCCCAGCGCAGCGGCTGTGGAGACGGCCGCGCAACTGCTCGCGCACGGCAAGCTCGCGGGGTGGTGGACGGGCCTGATCCTCGGTGGCCACCGCGACATCAAGGCCACGAGCTGCCCGGGTAACCGGGTCTACCTCCTGCCGCTCGAGGCGATGAACGCGCGCGCGCGGGCACTGCTCGGCGGCGCCGCTCCAGTCGGCAACCCGGTGGTGCCGGCCCCGTCGACGGCGACCCGCTCGTCCTACCGGGTCTCTGGCGAGTACGTGCAGCGCGGGGACTACGGGCCCGGTGTGGGCGACGCTCAGCGCGAGCTCGCCCGGCTCGGCTTCTACCAGGGCGAGCTCGACGACGCTGCCGGCCCGCAGACCGAGACCGCGATCCGCGCGCTGCAGCTGGCTGCCGGCATCGCTCGCGACGGGGTGTGGGGCGATGAGTCCCGGGCCGCGGCCGCCGGCGTGCCGGACTACCCCGGGGTGACGGTGCTCGGCACCCGCCACACGGGCCGCACCGAGCCGTACCAGCAGCGCCTCGCCGACCGTGGCTGGCGGATCACCGTCGACGACTGGCACGGCGGCGGGACCGACAAGGTGCTCAAGGCCTTCCAGGCCGAGAAGGGCTTGACGGTCGACGGTGACGGCGGCCCGCAGACCTGGACCGCGCTCTACACCCGCCCGCTGTGACCCGCCGGGTCCTCACGCTAGCGGCCGCGGTTCTCGTCACCGCGGCCGCTAGCTGGCTCGTCCTCGCCGCCGTCGTGTGGCTCCTGCTCTATCCCGTCCGTCTCGTCCTCTCGCCCTTGATTGGAGCCTGACCGTGGTCCCCACTCAGCAGTCCCACCCGTGGCGCGCGACCCTGCGCACCGCCGTCCAGGTCGGCATCCCGGCACTGATCACGCTCTGCCTGGTCCTGCCGGTGGTCGTCCAGATCCTCCTCGACGAGCTCGGCGAGGCTCTGCCCCCGGGCGTGCGCGCCTGGCTGCTCGCCGCGGCCGCGCTCATCACGGCGATCGCGTCGGTGATCGCCCGCATCATGGCGATCCCTGCCGTCGACGCCTGGCTCGACCGGCTCCGGCTGTCGTCCGCGCCGGTCACCGCCGACGGCGTCGCGGTCATCACTTCGGTGCTGCCCAGCGTCACCCGCCCCGGACCTGGGCACTGGTCGAACGGCGACCCGGTTCATCTCGTCCTCGACGGCACGGGCAGTGCGCGCGTCGCCCCCAACCTCAACGGCGCGACCTGGGTGCCCGACGTGCTCGCCGACGCCGAGCGCACCAACCTCGCGAGCCTGCGCGACGCGCTCGACGAGGGCGACCCCGGCCGAGCCGCGCTCGACCGCATCCTCAGCTGACGCATCACCGACGACGCCCCCGCTCGGCCACACGGCCGGGCGGGGGCGTTCGTGCGTCCGGGGTCACGCGACCCGGGGCAGCCGTGCCACCGCCGCGCGGGCGAGGGCCGTGGACGCGCGGACGTAGACCTGGGTGGTGGCGAGGGAGGAGTGGCCCATGAGGACCTGCACGGTGCGCAGGTCGGTGCCTTGCTCGACGAGCGTGGTGGCGTACCAGTGGCGCAGGGCGTGTGGCGTGCCGGGGACCTGCGCGCGGGTCATGAGGTCGGAGATGGTGTCCGAGACCGACCCGGCGCGCACGTGCTCGCCGGTGCCGCGCCCGGGGAACCAGGGGCCCTCCCGGGGCCACGTGGCGGCCGCCTCGAGCACGACGTCGTGCAGCGGTGGGCGGCGCACGCGGCGCCCCTTGCCGACCACGGTGATGAACCCGGCGAGGCGGTCGACGTCCTGGCCGCGCACCCGGGCCACCTCGGACACGCGCATGCCCTGGTAGGCGGCGAGCAGCACCATCATCCGGGTGCGCCGGCGGAGCGGCTGGGCGAGCAGGGCCGCGAGGTGCTCGGTCTCGATCGGGCGCGGCTCCCACGCGGGGGCTCGCGGTGGGCGCAGGGTGCGCATGGGGTCGTCGGTGCGCACGCCGACGAGCTGCAGGTATCCCACCCATGCGCGCATCGCCGCGAAGTACGTCTGGCGGGTGCCGGGCGAGAGCGCCGGGTCGGCCAGGTGCTCGGCGATGTCCAGGCCGGACAGCTCGGTCGGCTGTACGCCGGCCCGGCGGGCGACCCGGGCGACTAGCCCGAGCCGCGAGTCGACGGTGCGCTCGGACATGGACTGTGCGCGCATCCACACCGCCCACGCCTCGAGGAACGTCGCCGCCGGCCGGACCGCCGCCGCGGCGCTCTTGGCGCTCACGCGGCGAGCGGTGTCGTGGCTTCCTCGAGGTCGTTGGCGCCTGGCGGTGCCACGCCGCCGATCGTGGCGGCCGCCAGCACGGCGCTGCGCAGGTGGTCGTCGGGCATCTGGACGTAGATCAGGGTCGTGTCGGTGCTGGCGTGGCCGAGCAGCTGCGAGACGGCGAGCAGGTCCCGGGTGCCGGCGTAGGCCTTGGTCCCGAACCGGTGACGGAGGGTGTGCGCCGTCCACGGGGATGGCAGGAGCCGCGAGAGCAGCTTGGACACGTGGTTCGGTGTCAGGTGCCCCCCGAGCCGGTTTGGGAACAGCCAGTCGTCGCTCGCGGCGATCGCGGCGAGCAGGTCGCCGTGCGCGAGCGGCACGAGCCTCTCCTTGCCGCCCTTGCCGTGCACGAGGAGCATGTCGCCGTCGAGGTCGAGGCGGTGCACGCGTGAGATCTCCCCGGCGCGCAGGCCGGCGAGGGCGCCGAGCTCGATCATGCGGCGCTCGCGGTCGTCGGCGCGCACCAGCGCGTCAGCGATGACCGCCTCGGGGGCGGGCCGGGGCCGCCCCTTCGGGACGCGCACGGTCGGCAGGTCGACGGCGGGGTCGACCGCGACGTAGCCACGCCGCCGACCCCACCGGTACAGCCCGCCGACGGAGGTCCGCAGCGACTTGCGCGCGGACGGGCCCCACTCCACCGAGCCGAGCAGGTCCTCGAGCGCGACGGCGTCGACGTCCCACGGCGAGCCCGGCAGCGCGTCCGCGGCCACGTGCAGGTAGTGCCGGTACAGCACGATCGTCGCGTTGCTCTTGCCAGCCGCGCGGAGCGACTTCACGTACAGGATGATGGCTTGTTCCCAGGTCATGGGACGGTCATCGGCCCCGACCAGGCGCAAGGGCTGGGCCCCCGCCGCCGGCGGGGTGGTGCGGGTCACGGGAGAGACGCCGTCAGGCCTGCGCGCGGTGCTCGATCGCACGCACCTCGGCGAGCAGCGCGGTCCAGTCGGCCGCGACCAGCGTCCCGCGCTCCCCGAGGCGCGCGCGCAGCAGCTCGAGGAACGCGTCGCGCTCGTCGTCGGCCACGGGCATCCCGAGCGCGGGCACCGCCTCGACGACGGGCACGACGGCGAGGTGCCGCGTCGGGGCGGTCGTGTATGTCTTCCCGTCGACGCCGGTCACGACGAGCGGCGCAGGTGAGGAATCCTCCTCACCTGCGGTCGCCGCGGCGATCGCCCGCCGGTCGTTGGAGATCGTCTTCTGGTCGACGGAGACGATCGGGGCGATCGCCCGCGTGCTCATCCCCCGGCCGGTCAGCCAGCCGACGACCTCGCGGCGCTCCTCGAGTGGCAGGCGCATCGGCTCGAGCGTGTCGGCCAGGTACGCGGTCCAGGACGCGTACCCGAGGGCGCTCCACGCCTCCCCCGTCAGTGCCTGCTCGACGAGCTGCAGCAGCCGCGTGACGCGGTCGTTCACGTCGCGGGCCGTCTGGCGGATCCGCTCGGTGAGGGCCCGCGCGTCCTGCTCCGACAGCGGCCCGGGCGCGACCGGCGGCACGAGCGGCGCGGCGCCGGTCAGGACGTCGACGACGCCGGCGCTCGCGGGCGCGGCGACGAGCGCCGGCAGCTGCACGCGGCGGGACAT